GGCGTTACCCAGCGCGTCAGACGCCGCCCGAACGCATGCGAGCATATCCAGCCCGTAGTCGATAGCCCTGTACCGTCTCCCAGGGGCGGCTATTTCGAATGGCTGGCATGTGTGCACATCCCGCCTAAATTCTGCGTAATATTGCCCTGCATATACATCCCAGTCGCCGTCAAGGTGCGCCCGTCGTAAGTCTCCGGGTAGATTTTTGAGCGTTTTTAAATAGCCTGGGTCATTTTGCATCAATACGTAGTTGTCAAAAATTTTAGCCCGTACAAATACATAATCATCAGCTTGTTCGTCCCCTTGGTAATTTCTGTCAACAAACAGCCTTTTCACCCACGCATGTCCCACGCCGCCGGGGTTGCAGGTGTAATACATGCGGGGTGTGAAATCCGTGCGCGTGGTGCGGTTGCAGGTCGTGAGGAACTGCATCTGGCTCTCGGTGAAGTGCGTAGCTTCCTCAAGGCCTATCACGTCGTACTCCTGCCCCTGATACTGGTACACGTCGTTTTCAGCCGCGCAGTAGCCCAGTTTTATCCTGCTGCCGTTTTTAAACGTAAAAACACGCTCAGTTGCATTATACCGCGCAATCCCGTTGAGCAATTGCAACAGCGGGACTACGTGGTTTTCCCTCAACTCCGGCAGTGTGCGCCTCAAGAGTAAAATTTTAATGCCATCGTAATGGCACGCCAACATCACAAACTTTGTCCGCATCGCCCACGACTTGCCGCCGCCTCGTGCGCCGCCATATGCAATGTGCCTTGCTCGCGCGCGGAAAAACTCCATTTGTCTTGGATTTGGCTTATACCCAAGGCTCACCCTTACCCCATCATGTCGTCCTCTGTTGCACCGCTGGGCAGGTCGTCAAACGCAAATTGGACTTTTGCGTCCATGTCCATGTCCACACTCTTTTTGTCCTCCCAACCGCACCAGTTTTTTAGCGCAAAGATAGTCATTGTCGCATGATACTTTCCAATCATTGCGCCAGATGCGATTGTGTCAGCCCGTATTTTGTCAAAATCGTGTTTTACCTCGGGAAAAATCTTATTGAGCGTATTGTAAATCGTCCTGCGATCGGTGGCCTGGTAGTTTTTCGCCAGCCACGCGCTAAAATCCGTTTGCGTTGGCGTCCTCACGTATCCTTCCGCGCTGATTTCGTCGCAATATCGCATCCATAGGTTTATAATTTCTTTTCCGCTTTTAAAACGCCTCGGTTTTGTATCCATCCACATACTCCTTTCTGCGCAAAAAAACGCCCACTTGCAGGCGTTGTCGTGATTTTTTACACTACAAATGTAACACGTTTTGAGTGGACGTTGTTGGACAAAAAAATAAAAAAAATATCAAAAAAAGTGTTGACAATCCATGCAATGCGTGATATACTAATATCAACAAAAGCAAGGGGGAGAAAAAAATGACTAAAACCACTATTACTATCAGAGATAACGCTAGCCTTGATGGTGCCTACGACAGTCCTCACTATAGTGTAGAGGCATACGACGCTCAGGGCAATGAGTATACCGTATATTGGAGCGTTGTAGACGACTGGGAGCCGACGTGGGAAGACGAGAGCGACGCATGCGACTGGGATCACCCCGTAAGCGTAATTGACCACAGCCATAATAACGATGAGGTCATCGACAAGGTCGACATCGTTTTTTCAGACAATTAACGCCCTGCACGGTATGCAGACCGTACAGGGCGAACCCCCATCACAACAACGCAATATAGGGCTGTCCGTATTATACAGCACGGGCAGCCCAAAAATCAACACAAAGGAGCAAATCAAAATGACATACGAGCAGTATTACAACGCAGTATCAGAAATCCCCAGCTACACCGACCCCGACGCGTACGCGTCTGACGTTGCATTGTCCGACATTTTTGCAGGCACCCCCGACGACCAGTTGCCCGCGCTTTTTAACGACCTACGCAAGCTGTGGGACGTATGGCACATGCCCCTGGTCGACATGCGCAAGATCACCGGATTATCTCAGGCAAAATTTGCAAGACGTATCCTGTCAAGCCAGCGCACCATAGAGGATTGGGAGTCCGGTGACCGCACCCCGCCCATAATGACACGGTTTTTAATCGCCGGAATGCTTGGCCTGCTGCCGGAAATCACCATTGATTGAGAGGCGCGCAATGATAAACACATATATACAGCACATTTTAGACGACCGCTCCAGTATCATCCAGCGCATCAATCGCCTGCTTGAGGACGCGGTGCCCTCTCTCCGCACCGACATTATAGACACCATCAAATGGTACGCGTCCAAATCAAAGCCGCATTACGTACTCACGCAAGACGCAAACCAGTACGACGATTCGGGCGTGCTGGTTGAGCGCGGCGAAGTTTCCAAAGATCAAACCATATCAGATTTTTTGTCGTCGGAATACACGGGCGACAAAATCCCCACATATTACAGCGGATCAGGATGGCATTACACCACGTATGCAGACGACCTCAACGATTATCTCGACGATCAGATTGTATGCCCAGCAATTTATGCATCAATACGTCAATCATTAGTCGATGAGTTTGGCGCAATAGATGATGCTACATTTGCCGACATCTGCGACGACGATCGTATATCAGATGAGTTATACTATTATTTGCGCGATACAAGCGACGCCCGCACATTTGCGCTTTGCGATACAGCGATCCGCCGCATTGGCATAGCCGACATGCTATTGCGCAACCTTTAGCGCAAGCCCGCCGTCAGCAAAAAAGAGCCTTTTACAGGCTCTTTTTTTGATCCAGCTTTGCGAGTGCTGCGTCCCTTATCCGCATCGTGTGTTTGTAACTATACATGACCTGTCGCGCTACATGTTTCCAGTCGGACGCTGCACCGATATAGTATGCATACATCACTTTGCGCTGTTGCTCCGGCAGGCTGGCAATCCATGTCTCCGCGCTGATCAACGCCATCTCCAAATCGATGTGCATGATCTCCCTCTGTATCTGCAAACGATGCAGCCGGTCAACCTGTGCCGCCAGCAAATCATTATCACCGTCCCCGTGCGGCATGCCCGTAAATAGTTGTGTCACACGCTCCATCTGCGACCGCAAACGCTCTATTGCCTCATCGTTGCGCTCCATGTCAGCGCGGATCGTCCGTATACGTTCTAATTCTTGCAACGTCACCCTGTTAATCACCCCACGATACGTCCAATTTCACGCGAAAAGAAATGTCATAACCCATTATTTTCTCCTTTCAACGCCCTCTCTGCTTCTTCGCGGGATAGGAACACGGTTTTGCCGAAACCGTCAAAAGCGTGCAAATCAACGTTCGTTGCGATCAAAAATCTCTCAATTTTAGATTTCATCACTCGCAAGTCTTCTTCGAACGGGTTCTCGGTGTTTATTTCATACACCGTATCCCCCACCTTGCATGGCAACACGATCAAGCGGCCTTGTTCTTCGGCGTACAGCAGCTCAATAACATAATTCAAGCTGCGCCCCATAACCCTAACGTCAGATGTGTTATAGAAAAATCTGTTACGCTCGGGATCAATCGTCGGTGCATTTGCCAGAACCTCCGTGCATTCTTCAACGCTTTCGCAGAAATAAAAATCCAGCGCATCCGCATCAACCAGCCGCATCGTTGTTACCTCCCATCATTGCCGTGCACAAAGTGATTGTTGAAATAATGGCACTTCTCGTTATAGTCATCCATTGTCGGCCTCCCTCGGCGGCTCTGGCATCGGCATCCAATGTGTGACGCTCTTTGTGCGCGTCCCGAAAACCTTCCACCACCCATTTAATTCCAGGGTGCCTTGCTCAACGATGGGGCTTTCACCTTTCCTTGTGCGGTACACGATTACGGCTGTAAACTTCTCTGGCAATCTATCCTTCACGCTGATCCATTCCATAGGGAACAGGCCACGTATAGTATTGTTGGGGTCGATATAGGTATTTTGCATTTTCTCCTCCTTTTTCCATGCTATGCCCTCGCTGGTGGTAATGGTAAGGGCATCCAATGCGTCACATATTCGCTGCCAGGGCAGATAATACCATTGTCCTGTACGGTTCCATCTCGGAAGTCGGGCCGGTAATACTGGAACTCCCAATATGGCTGGCGTGGCGCTTCTGCCGGGTAAAGCCGACCAATCGTTACCACCGCACCGTCCTCGCATCTTTCCCAGCTAAATATTTGATGTACCAGGACGATTTCCCCCGGCGCGGGCAACCGCTCTTTAACGCTAATCCATTCCATTGGTTTCCTATCGCTCCATACTCGCGGTCTCGATCTCCGCATACGCAAATCATTGCTTTTTCCAACGTCTTTTCTCGCGTCATGCCCTCATCTCCTTTTCATACTGCGGACAGCTCACGACATCGTGAGATACGTTATATTCGCCTGCCGTCCTTGTCTCCCATCCGTCTACAGGCGTCCCCCATCTCGCCCACGCGCACATGTTGCGCCCCGTCGATCGCGTGCATGTCCAGCACAATGTGTTTGACGGCACAAACATGCTTTTTCTCGCGTACGCCGGCAATTCTATTCCGAGTTTCGCCGCCTTTTTATTGACCGCATGCCTTGTCCGCCCAAGCCTGCGCGATATGGCTTCCCCATGTACTCCGGCCTCTGCAAGCTTTATCAGTTCCGCAACTTCGCTTTCGCTCCACAGATGCCCGGTATTTTCTCTTTTGCTGATGCCGATTTTTCTCGCCTTTTCCCACACTGCGCTGTGCGTCCGTCCTAACTTTTCCGCCACGTCGCGATACGTTGCACCGTCTGCGTACATCTTGCGTAATGTTTCCACTTCCTCACTCGTCCACAGTGCGCCCGGCATTTAAATACCCCCTTATCTCCGCTATTGCCGCCTCGGCTCCCCAACACACAGAAGTCTTGTACCCCTGTTTCGAAAGCTCCGTGATCCATTCCGACTGCGCCTTGGTCGGCGTATTCTTACCCACTTTCAACTCCACGTACAACCCGTGATACCCCCCACGTGGAACCGGCAAGAATATGTCCGGCACGCCTGCTTTTACCCCTGCAGCCTTCAATCTCCCCGCCTCAGCCTTACTACGCTTGCCCCCATTCGGGCAGTGATACAGCAGCTTCAATTCGGGATATACGTGTTCCTGATACGCCGCCCAGCGAAATATAGCGATCTGATCAAGCTCCTCCTGTCTATGCACTACTTCGCCTCCAATCCTAAATTGTCCAAGTCGACAAAAATATGATCTAAGTCGCCGTTTTTGTAGCTCCGCTGCTGATAATTTTGCGCCGAAGGGTTAGGCTTGGCCTGTGCCTGCATGCCGACATCTTTGAGCGGATACACGCTCTGCCACCCGCACATGATTGCCTGATCAATGATTGCTATCTGCGTTTCTTCGTCCGGCGCAAGCTGCACCAGTCTGTCTCGCAAGAGCTTTACAGCGTGCTCAGTCATCGGCTTCTTCATCGCCTTTCGATGCTCGACGAAACGATGGATTGCCCCTTCCAGTCCGCCCCATCCTTCCCGTGGGGGGGTATGGGGGGGATTATGAATCACATCACTCTTTTTAGTTTCGTTTCGTTTAGTATCGTTTAGTTTATTTAATGTGGCACTGTTTTGGGTACTATCTTGGGTACTATCTTGGGTACTATCTTGGGTACAGGTTTGGGTACTTTTTGCTATAGTCGATATTACTCGAGTACTATCTTGGGTACTATCTTGGGTAAAATATGACATAGCTGGTGTTGCTTGGGTACTATCTTGGGTACTTTTTAACGTAGTGAGGGAATGTATCCTGTACATTGTTGTCTTGGTACCTCTTGTCTTAACGCTGATATACCCACCCTGTATAAGTTTATTCCTTGCCGCAAATACACCTTTACGAGATAAGCCTGTCAGGACTTCGAGAGTCTGATTTGCGACACTGAACCACTCTGGCCACGATGCTTTGTTGCATATGTGCATCAACGCGCTCCATAGTGCAACCTGACCGGAACTCAACGGATTGCTTAGAAGCAAATCGTAGAAGGCGTTTATCTCTTTGATGTAATCCATCCTATCCCCCTGTTAATCCCTGTTAATCCCTGTTAATCCCCGTTAATCCCACGGCAACGGTTCGTCGTCCACATCGTAAAAGCCCTGCATATCTCCCTGTACATTCTGTGCGGCTACCTCACCTCTCGGGCTTAGGAACTCGATTTCATCAGCGTTGATCTCTATAGACGCGCGCGGCTGCCCGTCCTGCCCTGTAAACATGCTCAGGCTCGCCTCTCCTACCACTGCGACCTTTTTCCCTTTGGCAAGATACTTGGCGCAGTTTTCGCCCAGCAAGCGCCATGCGCTCACACGGAAAAAGTCCGTTTGTTTTTGCCCGTCCTGTCCGGCAAAACGCCGGTTTACCGCGACGTTGAACGTACAGACAGGTACGCCCGTACGCGTCGCCGTGAGCTTCGGTTCCTGTGTCAGGTTACCGATGATATACAGCTTGTTCACTTTACATGCCCCCATTCCCTTGATAATTGGCTCTCTAAAATTCTGATTTTGAGTTTTTGCACGTTGATTGCTTCCTGTGCGCTCTCATACAGGCTTTCCGCTATGTCGCGCTCGAGCCTCAGCTTTGCAATCTCAGGCTCGCCCTTGGCTATGTCTGCAAGATGCGTCACCGCTGCGCCTTCTGCGCGCAGCACTGTCAGTCTTTTTGACAGTGCCACGCGATAGTCATGCTCCGTTTGGGCTTTCGCCCTGCCGCGCGGTTTCAGCTCGCTTATCGCGCGGTCAAGGAGTTTCTGTTCCAGTCTGATCTCTTCCCACAGTTCCATTTGCAGCGCCCTTTCTGCTTCCGTCCATGTACGTGATGATCTGTGTCAACTGCTGCGCGTTGAGCTTAAAAAACGGGGTTTTAAACGTTTGCATCGACGCTTTGTTTGCCTTGTCCACGTCTCCCCGCATAC